TAAATTTTATTATATAAATATGAACACAGAAAGAACATTATTAAACAAAGCAAGAGTTTTACTTGGTATAGAAGTAAAGCTAGAGCAAATGAAACTAGATAATGGTGCTATCTTAGAAGCTGAAGTATTTGAAGCTGGTGCAGAAATCTTTGTTGTTGCAGACGAAGAAAGAGTTGCAGTACCAGTTGGAGAGTATGAAGCAGAAGGTAAGATTATTGTAGTTTCAGAAGAAGGTATCATTGGAGAGATTAAAGAAGCAGAAGCTGAAGCTGAAGAAGAAGCACCAGCAGAAACAGAAGCAGAACAAGTTGAAGAAGAAGAATTATCAACTGAAACTGCATCTCCAAAGAAGATAGTTAAATCAATTAGTGAAGAAATGTTCTTCTCTGAAATTGAAAAACTAAGAACTGAAATCAACGAACTAAAATTATCTAAAACAGAAGTTGTTGCAGAAGAAGTAGAAGTTGAATTATCAGAAGAAGTAAAAGAAGAAAAAGTAGAGTTATCTGCTGAAGAAGTTGAAGGTATTTCTCACAATCCAGAGAATGTATCTGACAAAAAAGAAACAATCCTTTATTCTCAAAAAGGGAATAAAAACACAACAAGAAATAGAATATTTAACAAAATAAACAAATAAAAAAAATGAGTTTATCAATTACAACAACGTATGCTGGAGAATTTGCTGGAAAATATGTTTCAGCTGCTTTATTATCTGGAAATACAATCGCTAACAACTTAATCGAAGTTAAGCCAAACGTAAAGTTTAAAGAAGTATTAAAAAGAGTAGAACTTTCTGGTGCTATTGCAAATGCATCTTGTGATTTTACAGATGCTGGAACTGTTACTTTAACAGAAAAAATTATTCAGCCAAAAGAATTACAAATTAACTTAGAGTTATGTAAGACTCCATTTGTATCAGACTGGGAAGCAGTATCAATGGGTTATTCAGCTCACGATAACTTACCAGCTAATTTTTCTGATTACTTTATCGGATTAATGGCAGAGAATGTTGCTGAAGCTACTGAAAACGATATCTGGAGTGGAAGTGCTGGAGCTGGAACTTTTGATGGTTTCGAAACTTTATTAGCTGCTGATGCTGATTTACCAGCTGCACAAGAAGTTGCTGGAACTACAGTAGATTCTTCAAACGTAGTTGCTCAATTAGGATTAATTGTAGATGCTATTCCAACAAGCGTATATGGTAAAGAAGATTTATACATCTATGTTGCACAAAACATCTTTAGAGCTTACAAAAGAGCTTTAGGTGGATTCCAAAGTGGAGGTCAAGGAGCAGCTGGTGTTAATGGATTAGGAAACAACCAAGATATAGACATCCAATATTTTGATGGTGTTAAAATCGTAGCTTGTAACGGACTTTCTGACGATACTGCTATTGCAGCACAAAAATCTAACTTATTCTTTGGTACTGGACTTTTAGCAGACCATAACGAAGTAAAAGTATTAGATATGGCTGACTTAGATGGATCTAAAAATGTAAGATTCATTATGAGATATACTGCTGGAGTACAATATGCAGTTGTTGAAGATATCGTAACTTACGGAATCACAAACTCTGCTAACTAATATTAGCTTTTTAAATAAAAATAGAGGGTAGGTAGTTTATCTACTTACCCTTTTTTAATAACCTATAAAAAATAAAACACAATGGCTTGTTTACTTACATCTGGTAGAGCTTTACCTTGTAAAAGTAGTGTTGGTGGCTTAAAAGCAGTTTATTTTGCAGATTATGGTACGTTGGGAGCAACTACAATAGCATCTGGAGAGATTACTGCAATTGCTGGAACACCAGACTTTTTTAAATTTGATATCAAAGGTAATTCTTCACTAGAAACCACAATTAATAGTTCAAGAGAAAACGGAACTACATTTTACACACAAACTTTAAATTTAACTTTACCAGTTTTAGATAAAGCTACACAAGAAGAAATAAAATTATTAGCTGCTGCAAGACCTCACGTTGCAATAGAAGATTATAATGGTAATTTCTTTATGGTAGGTTTAGAACACGGAGCAGAAGTAACTGGAGGTACAATTGTATCTGGAGCTGCAATGGGAGATTTAAGTGGATTCACTTTAACTTTAGAAGGTCAAGAAACTGACCCAGCATTTTTTGTAACATCAACTGTTGTTACTGATAATGAAAGTTCATCTCAAATAGACCCTAACGCATAGTTTTTTTCATAATTTGTTTTTAAAGAAAGGTAGTCTTAATTGATTACCTTTTTTTTTTATGTGTAATAAATAAAAATACAAACTTTTAGTATTATATATATATGAAACATTTGTTACC